CGGGGACGAGGACAGCCAGATCGCCAAGTTGATCGACAACCGGCTGGCCTCCGAGGGCTGGGATCCCGCGAGCGAAGAGTATTGGGACGAGTTTGACAAACGCTTGCACGCTCGTTTACCGAATCGCTATACTCACGAACAAGACGACCAACCACGAAGGAGACCTCGAAGTTTCGTCACCGGCTCAAGTAGAGAATCATCGGTTCCCGGTCAAACTGGGAAAACCTTTGTCCTCGAACCTGAAATGGTACGGGCAATAAAGGATGCAGGACTGTGGGATGACCCCGCGTCACGCAACCGAATGATCAAACGCTACGCCGAGCAGGCACGAAACAATAGAGGGTAAACATCATGGATTCTCGTCTCAAAAAATCTCTCAACGCCGGTGGTCGCGAAACTCGCGCCAGTGAGGACGCCAGCCGGGCGGCACCTGAAGAGAAGTTCATGTCAGCGCAGGAGCGTCGAAAGATGTGGAGCGATGAGTGGACACAAAGTGCGCTACCAAAGTTGCCCGAATTGCCGGGCTGGCACCTTTGCTGGTTATCAACGACCAACAGTTACGACAGCATTGATAAGCGAATCCGTCTCGGATATGTACCGGTGAAAACCGAAGAGATACCCGGGTTCGAGAATTTCCGCGTAAAGGCTGGAGAACACGCTGGTTTCATCGCCTGCAACGAAATGCTCCTGTTCAAAATCCCGATGGATATGTATCAGGACATCATGTTGCAGATGCACCATGAGAAGCCCATGGAGGAGTCGGAAAAGATCCGAGTCCAACTGGAGAATCTTCAGGGTGCTCGTGACTCCACAGGCAGGTCTCTGGGGAGAGTTGAAGGCGAAGGCTTTGGTGAAATCGAACGATCCGTTCCGACGCCCGTATTCCACGGGTAAGGACTTCAACCAAGGAGTAAGACAATGTCTTCGACCAATGCTCCGTTCGGTTTGCGCCCCGCTTTCCATCCCTCGGGTTTGGATCGCGCTCAGGCGCTTGCCAACGGTATCGCGTCGGGCTATAGCACCGACATCCTCAAGGGCCAACCGGTCAAACTGAACTCCAGCGGCAACATCGTTGTCGCGGCAGCAGGCGATTCCTTCCAAGGCGCGTTTGCTGGCGTGGAGTGGACTGACACCACCGGCCGCCGTCGCGTCTCGAACTACTGGCCTGCCTCCACGGCTTACCAGACCGGTTCTTGCGTGGCCTATTTCTACAACGACCCCAACATCGTTTACGAAATTCAGGCTGCTGGCTCGCTGGCCCAGACCTCTATCGGCGACATGGCCGATCTGAGCAACACCACCGCTGGCTCGACCACGACCGGCCTGTCGCAATGCACGCTCTCGACCACTCTGGTCGGTGCTGGCAACAGCGCACAGATGCTGATTCGCGATCTGGCTCCGTACCCCGATAACGATTGGGGCGATGCGTTCACGATTGTTCGCGTAACCATTAACGAGTCGCAGTTCAATGCGGCCGTTAACGCCATCTAAGAAAGGGGTGAATCATGGCCGCTCCGATGCGTAGTACCGACTTTCGGTCAATCGTTGAACCAATCCTGAATGAATGCTTCGATGGCGTTTACGACCAGCGTGCTGATGAGTGGAGCCGAGTGTTCCGCGAACAGCAAGGCATTCCCCGCAACTACCACGAAGAACCCGTCCTGTACGGTTTCGGCGCTGCGCCGGAACTGCCTGATGGCACTCCGGTGACCTATCAGCAGGGTGGTGTGCTGTTCCTCAAGCGCTATGTGTACAAGGTGTATGGCCTCGCCTTCGCCCTGACCAAAGTGCTGGTTGAGGACGGCGACCACATCCGTATCGGTCAGGTGTATGCCCGCCACCTCGCTCAGTCCCTGATCGAGACTAAGGAAACGCTGGCCGCCAATGTGCTGAACCGCGCATTCAACGCCTCGTACCCCGGTGGTGACGGTGTGGCACTGAACAGTGCCTCGCACCCCATCGTGAACGGCACCTTCAGCAACCTGCTGACCACCGCCGCGAACCTGTCGCAGACCTCGCTTGAGCAGATGCTCATCCAGATCCGTCAGGCCGTGGACAACAACGGCAAGAAGATCCGTCTGGTGCCCCGCCAACTGGTGGTGGCCCCCGGCAATGTCTTCCAAGCCGAGGTGCTCCTGAAGTCCGTGCTGCGTGCTGGCAACGCGAACAACGACATCAACCCCATCAAGTCGATTGGCTTGCTGGACGAGGGTGCCGCTGTGATCTCGCGTCTGACCAGCGCAACCGCATGGTGGGTGCAGACCGATGCCCCCGAGGGCATGAAGTTGATGATGCGCCGTCGTCTGGAAAAGACGATGGAGGGCGATTTCGAAACCGACTCGATGCGCTACAAGGCCACCGAGCGTTACGACATCGGCTTCACTGATCCTCGTGCCATGTATGGCACGCCGGGCGTCTAAACATGAGATGGGGGGCTTCGGCCTCCCTCTCTTCAGGAGAACGACATGGCACAAACCTACTTTGGTTCCGCCCTGCGCTCCGGTTCTGGCACGCTGACCGACACCACTGACGGCGGTTTCGTCGTCTTGATGCAGACCAGCACCGTAACCACGAACGCAGACGGAACCGCGTCCAGTACCAGTGTCACCATCCCTGCCGGTTCGCAACTCATCGATCTTCTGATTGATCAGGTGCAGAACGAGGTAGTCGGTGGCGGCACCGCAACCGCGATCAACGCAACGGTTGGCACCGCTGCCGCAGGTACCCAATACCTGTCGGCCACGGATGTCATCGGTGGCGGTCGCGCTGCGCTAACTTTCACCGCTGCTCAGTTGGCCGCGATGGCTGATGTTGGTTCCAATACCAGCGTCTTCCTGACGGTTGACCCGAACGGCACTATCAGCACCACTCAGGGCATCTACCGCTTCACCGTGGTATACGCCCAGAAGGGTTGAGGAGGCACATCATGGGCCAATTCAAACCAATGGTGAAGATGATGACCACCGAGCCGTCCGTTGAGTTGAAACTCAAGAAGGGCGGCAAGGTGGAGAAGAAGATGCAGATGGGCGGCTCGCCAGACATGGCTGCTCCCGCGATGTCTTCGATGCCCGCTCGTGGCGGCATGATGGGTGCCAAGGCCCCCATGAAGCCCTCGATGGCTGCTCGTCGTCGCGCGATGCGTGCAATGCCTTCTGGTGCCGCCCCCGCGGCTCCTGTGGGCATGGCCGCTCAAGTGATGAAAGAGGGCGGCGAGACCAAGTCCATGCACAAGGCCGAGATGGCCAAGATGGCCAAGACCTCCAAGGCGTTGAAAGAACACGCCGACAAACCCGCGTCCAAGGCCCACAAGGGCCTGAAGACCGGTGGTGTGGTCATGGGTCAGGGCGGCTACAAAAAAGGCGGCTCGGTCAAGATGGCTGAGGGCGGTTTGCCCAAGAGCGGCATCATCAACACCGAGAACCAAGGTGGTGAGTACCGCAACACCAAGATGCACACCGCAAAGCCCGACCACTCTCCGGCCAAAACCGGCGATGTGAAGATGGGCAATGCTGGTGGGTACGCTACTGGTGGCGTTGCAAAGGCGAATGCTGGCGGCTACAAAAAAGGCGGCGCAGCAAAAAAAGCCTACGCGGCGGGGGGAGTTGTTGATAGCGGTGCCCCCGTCGCGATGCCCCAAGGCCGCAAAAAGCCCAGCGCCCCGGTGTCCATCACCGAACTCTCCGGCACCTTCAAGAAAGGCGGCAAGGTAACTGCCGCTGAAGGCCGCTTGCAGAAGGCATTCACGAAGGAAAACGCCACGGCCATGAAACAGGCCAAGGCGTACTCCAACGAGGTGTACAGCAAGTACGGCAAGAAGATGAAGGAGGGCGGCGTTCCTGCTGAGGTTGAAGACCAGTTGAAGACGAACCGCAATCAGCGGGCGTATGAGAACTGGGAGAAGTCTCAGCGCGAAGAGAACGAGGGGATGCGTAACGCGATCCTCGGTGCTCCCAAGCGCGTCATGCAGGGGATCAAGGGCTTGTTCTCTCCCAAAGTGCCAGAAGGCAGCGTCACCAAGACCAAGGAGTCTGTCACTGTGACACCTGCCAAGAAGCGCGGCGGACGAGTGTGCTGAAACAAGGTGGGGGCTTCGGCCCCCGCTTTCTTTGAAGGAAAGAGATGAAAGTCCAAACCGTTTCTAAGACCGGCACTGGATCGACCGATGCGGTTGTGATCAACACGAACATCACGCCCGTCAACATCGGCTTTGCCGTGATTGTGACTGGCACTGTGAACTACTCCGTGCAGTACTCCTACGACGACCCGAGTGTGGGTTTTTCCACTTGGTTCGACGACGCGACCATCACCAGCAAGACTGGCAATGAAGATGGCTCGATCAATTTCCCGATCACGGGCCTGAAGACGCTCGTGAACTCCGGCACCGGCACCGTGACCATGAAGGTCGTGCAGGCGGGGATTGCCTGATGTCCACGGTCATCTCCTCAATTACGCGGCAAGGGGCGTTCGAGCCTTTCGAACTCCAAGTCGCTCGCGGCCAGATTCAAGGCCACAGGAATGTCACCGTATTCGGCTTCAACCCCGATGTGGACACCACGCAGGTGTCTGTCTGGCCGCTGCCCAGCCTGATCACTTTCCCGGCATCTGCCATCCAGATGACGGTCAGTTCGACCAGCGCGAACGATACGAGCGCAGGCACCGGTGCCCGCACGGTCGTTGTGCAAGGTCTGGACGCCAACTACAACGAAGTCACCGAGACGGTCACCCTCAATGGCCAGACCGCGGTGACGATGACCGCATCACTGCTGCGCGTCAACTACGCCTATGTGGCCACCGCAGGCTCTGGCAACAGCGCCGCGGGCGACATCTACATCGGCACGGGCACAGTGACCGCGGGCGTTCCCGCGACCACTTACGACATCATCAAGTTCGACTACAACAACACGACCACGGGCAGTTACACCATCCCGGCCGGGTACACGGGCTATGTGTCTCAGGGCCTGTTCTCCAGCGGCCAGTCTGGCGGTTCCAACCAAGTTCAGGGCCGACTGCTGACCCGCGGTACCAACAACATCCGAATGACCGCCGCGCTGACAACCCTAAACAACGGCGTGGCGAACTATGTGTTCGAGTACCCGTTGGCGGTTCCAGAGAAGACGACGATTGAGGCCACTGCAATTGGCAGTTCGAGCAACAACGCCTGCTCCTCGATGTTCATTCTGGTTCTCGTGAAAGAGGGGCCGTGATGCCAGCCAAGTCCCAAGCCCAGTTCCGGCTGATGAAAGCCGCGGAGAACAACCCCAAGTTTGCCAAGAAGGTCGGCATCAAGCCGAGCGTGGCGGCCGAGTTCACTGCGTCCAACAAGGGCAAGAAGGCGTACAGCGGCCTGCCAGAGCGCATGAAAGAGGGCGGGGTGTCCCTTGCTGTGGGCCGAGGCGAAAAAATGCCTGTAGAGCGCGGCGCTGGCCTCACGGCCAAGGGTCGGGCCAAGTACAACCGCGAGACGGGGTCGAATTTGAAGGCTCCGCAGCCCCAAGGGGGCGCTCGTCGGGACTCGTTTTGCGCGAGAATGGAGCCTGTTGCAGAGAAAAGCGATAAGGGGAGTCGCGCCCGTGCGTCCATGAAGCGTTGGAACTGCCCCGGATGGTGAGGTGAACATGGCCTACTCGGGAACCGTCGGTACGACCGTCATCCAAGTCCAGACCCTGATTGATCACGGGGCGCGTCGCTGCGGGAAATTGGCCGAGGAGTTGACCTCCGAGCAGGTTTTGAGTGCCCGCGAGTCGCTGTTTTTTCTGCTTTCGAACCTGATCAACATCGGGATCCAGTACTGGGCCATCGACAAGAAGGTCTACGGCCTGAAGGCCGACCAGTACATCTACAAATTGCCTCTGGGCGGCAACGATGTGCTCCAAGCACTGTACCGCCGCATGAACAGGCCCACCCCGAACAGCACCGGCGGGTACGCATCGAGTGCCGGGGGCATCGTTGGAAACGCCTTTGACTCGAACATTGACACCCTCTGTACCCAAACCAGCGCCAACGGCACCATCACAGTCGATTACGGCACCAACAATCCGGTCTACATCGGCTCAATCGGCGTTTTGCCGGGCGTTTCTGCGAGTATCGATTGCGTATTTGAGTACTCCGCCGACGGGATCACTTGGAGCACGCTCTACGACCCGGGTGTGACCGCTTGGGTCAACGATGAATGGCTCTGGTACGACATCGACCCGGGCCAGACTGTGCAGTTCTACCGTATCCGGGCCAGAAACGGCTCGACGCTGTCGCTTCGTGAACTTTACTTCGGGAACAACTCGACCGAGATCACGATGGCGCGTCTGAACAGGGACGACTACACGAACCTGCCGAACAAAAACTTCACCGCCAACCAGCCGTTCCAGTACTGGTTCAACCGCACGATCCCCGAGTCGGAGATCTACCTTTGGCCGGTGCCTTCGGACACCTTCGTTCAGATGACGGTCTGGTACTCGCGCCAGATCATGGATGTCGGCTCGCTCTCCGGCGAACTGGAGATCCCCCAGCGCTGGTTCTTGGCCGTGCAGTCGATGCTGGCTCACCAGATGAGCCTCGAACTGCCGGGTGTTGCGCTGGATCGCATCACCTACCTTGAGGGTCAGGCCGAGAAGTACCTGACCTTGGCCGAGGTCGAGGAGCGCGACAAGTCGCCGATCTACTTCGCGCCGAACATCAGCGTCTACACGAGGTAAGCCATGCCTCGTTTCCTCGACACCGAAGGTTACTCAGACATCGCAATCGCCGTGTGCGACCGGTGCAAGATGAAGCGCCCGCACGCGGTGATGAGGAGCGACCCGAACTTCCCCGGTTTGCAGGTCTGCAACGAGGGCTGCGCCGACGAATTCGACCCCTACCGCCTGCCTGCCCGGAAAACCGAAAGGATAACGATTCGGTTTCCTCGGCCGGATGTCTCGGTGGCCGTCGATCCCAACAATCTGTCCGCTGGGGAGCCTTACGGCGGCGCGGTGCTTTCTACGGAAGGCAACACCGAGACGCCGGAGAACAATGGCAACCTAGACGGACTGGAGATCCAGCCCTGATATGCCGAACTTAACCATCACCCAACTCCCGGCGGCTGGCCCCATCACTGGGACGGAACTCGTCCCCATCGTTCAGAACGGCCAGACCCTTCGCACGACCACGGCGGCCTTGGCTGGCTCGCCGGTGCAGACCCAGACTTTCCTGACGCTCAATCAGGAGCCGACTCTGATCAACAGCCGGGCGCTTTCCGGCGGCACCGGCATCGGTCTTGTGGATGGTGGAGCGCTCTCGACCCTTCAGATCACGCTCAACGGCACTTCCGGGGCTTTGGAAGGGGCTGGTACAGGGATCATCGTAAAAACGGGTTCTGGGGCCGTTTCTGCCCGTTCTGTGGCGGTTTCTGGCACCGGTCTGGCCATCGCCAACGGCTCCGGGGTCTCAGGAAACCCGACGATCTCGCTGGATGGGCTGATTTCGGCCATCGCGCAGGTCGGCGGCACGGGTCTGCTGGCCTTCCAGAACGGCACCACCGCGGGCGGGGTGCTGATCGCCGGTACTGCAAACCAGATCGCGGTGGCCAACGGCAACGGGCAGGGCGGTAATCCGACCATCTCGATGGTGTCCGACCCGGTCATCCCCGGCGTGGCCGGTATGGTGATCCCCGTGGGCACCGCCGCGCAGGAGCCGGTTGGAACCCCGGGCCAGTTCCGCTTCAACAGCACCAACCAGACCTTCGACGGCTACGCAAACGGCCAGTGGCGGCAGTTCTCGCTCGCCGGTGGCGTGACAACCTTCAGCGCTGGCTCGACTGGCTTTACCCCGTCGTCGCCAACCAGCGGCGCGGTGGTGCTGGCTGGCATCCTGAACCCTGCCTCTGGCGGCACGGGTGTCAACAACGGCTCCTACACCACCACGCTGGGCGGCAGCATCAGCACCGCGGGAGCATTCACGACCTCTGGCGCGTTCCCGCTCACGCTGACGGCCACGGCCTCGACGAATATCACCCTGCCCACCACGGGCACGCTGGCCACGCTGGCGGGTGCCGAGACCCTGACCAACAAGACGATGTCGGGGTCTTCGAACACCTTCTTGAACATCCCCAACGCGGCCCTGACCAACTCGTCAATCACTATCGGCTCGACCTCGGTCTCGCTGGGCGGCACGATCACGACCTTCACCGGGACATCGATCAGTGGCTCGACCAACACGCTGTCGAACATTGGCAACGCGAGCCTGACGAACTCCTCGGTGACCTACAACGGGGTCACGGTGGCCCTCGGGGCTTCGGGCACGATCACGGCCTCCACAACGGCCGCGCTGACCGTCGGCACCGGCCTGCAACTGGATTCGGGTACGACCTTCAACGGCTCGGTTGCTCGGACGATCAGCATCGACTCGACCGTCGTCACGCTGACCGGCTCGCAGACCCTGACGAACAAGACCCTGACCGCGCCGGTCATCGCGACGATTGTCAACAGCGGCACGCTCACGCTTCCGACCTCGACTGATACCTTGGTTGGGCGGGCAACAACCGACACGCTGACGAACAAGACGATCAGCGGCTCGACGAACACCCTGAGCAACATCGGCAACGGGTCTCTGACGAACTCGACGATCTCGTTCACCTACTCCGGCGGCATCTCAGGCTCTGCCTCAGTTGCGTTAGGGAGCACGAACGCGCTGTCGCTGTCGAACATCCCGAACGCCTCGCTGGCCAACAGCGCGGTGACCATCGGCACGACCTCGATCTCGCTTGGCGCGACCTCGCTGACTCTGGCGGGCCTGACTTCGGTCACACTCACGCAAGACCCGGTGTCTGCCTTGCAGGCTGCCACGAAGCAGTATGTGGACACGCTGGTTGCCTCGGGCATTCACTTTCACACGCCTGTCCGCGTCGAGTCCCCGACTCCGCTGAACGCGACCTACAACAACGGCTCTTCCGGTGTGGGCGCAACGCTGACCAATGCTGGCACTCAGGCCGCACTGGTGATCGACGGCGTGACCCTCTCGGTCAATGACCGCGTGCTGGTTTACACCCAGACCAACGCGACGGAAAACGGCGTCTATGTGGTCACCAATACCGGTTCTGTCTCGACGAACTGGATCTTGACCCGCTCGTCTGACACAGACACCTATGGCATCGCTGGCCCGAACACACTGAGCGAAGGATCGACCTTCTTCGTTCAGCAGGGCACAACGGGCGCTGGTGAGACTTACACCTGCAACACGCAAGGCGTGATCACCTTCGGTACGACGGCGATCACCTTCGTGCAGGTGTCTGCCGCGCAGGTCTACTCTGCCGGTACCGGCCTGACGCTGTCGGGCACTCAGTTCAGTCTGACCGTGCCGGTGACGGCAATTCTGGGCGGGACTGGGCAAACCTCTTATACCGCAGGAGACCTGCTGTATGCCTCAACAAGCACTGCACTCAGTAAACTAGCGCTGGGAACCCAAGGATATGTCCTAAAGGCCGGGGCCACTGGCCCTGAGTGGGGCGTGATCTCCGGCGGGACTTTCTAAAGGAAAACGACATGGCTGCAACCAATTTCACCCCGATCATTCTGTATCACACGACCACTGCCTCGGCTGCGCCGACGGCGGGGAACCTGAACAACGGGGAACTGGCCATCAACATCACTGACGGCAAGTTGTTCTACAAGGACAACGGCGGCACGGTGCAGGTGATCGCGACCAAAGGCACTGGAACCATTGGCGGCTCGAACACACAGGTTCAGTACAACAGCAGCGGTGCTCTGGCTGGCTCGTCGAACTTCACCTTCAACGGCACCACGGCGACGATTAATACCCTGAACCTCACCAACGCGCTGGATGAGACCTTCGGCGGCACGGGGCTGACCTCCTACACCACCGGCGATCTGGTGTACGCCAGCGGCTCGAACACGCTCGCGAAGTTGGGCATCGGCGCAAACACTTACATTCTGACCTCTACCGGCTCTGTGCCGCAGTGGTCGGCCCCTTCTGCGGTGACGGTATCGACCGCCAACAACCTCGCAGGCGGTGCAGCAGGATCTGTTCCGTACCAGTCTGGCGCGAGCACCACGACTTTCCTGTCGATTGGCAGCGCTGGTCAGGTGCTGACCTCCAGTGGATCCGCTCCGCAGTGGTCAAACCTCTCCAGCCTTGGCGTGACCAGCCTGTCGTTCGGCACCACGGGTTTGACGCCCTCCACGGCCACGCAGGGCGCGATCACGGTCGCAGGAACGCTGGCCACCACGAACGGCGGCACGGGCCTGACCTCGTTCTCTGCGAATCAGGTTTTCTACGCCTCTAGCACTTCGGCGTTTGCCCAGTCTTCCAACCTTCAGTTCAGCGGCACTGACCTGACCGTCTACGGCATCACCGTAGGCCGTGGCGCGGGTGCTGTGTCCACCAACACTGCGATGGGTGCGAGTGCTTTGGCGGCTAACACGACTGGTTCTCAGAGTGCTTATTTTGGATGGCGTTCCGGTTTTAGCAACACGACTGGAGACAACAACGCCGCATTTGGCGATGTAAGTCTTTATTCAAATACTACTGGCTCCGGTAATACAGCACTTGGTCGCGCCACGCTGTACACAAACACAACTGGAACATTAAACACGGCAGTTGGCTATCAAGCACTTAACGCCAACACCACCGCCTCTAACAACACTGCTGTTGGTTATCAGGCGGGATATAACGCCACTGGCGCTGTGATGACAGCGGTTGGCTATCAAGCGGGATATAGTAATACTGATACCGGGGGTATAACAACTTTTGTTGGTTACCAAGCGGGTAAAGCTAACACTTCTGGATATGGTGTGGCAATTGGCGGTAATACAGCTTTAGGTAATACTACAGGAAATACATATGTAGCCGTTGGAAATAACGCACTTAGAACAAACACCACAGGCAGTAGTAATACCGCAATTGGCGAATCTGCACTCTACTCCAACACCACCGCCTCATACAACACCGCAGTCGGTTATCAAGCGGGGTTTAGCAATCAAACCGGCAGCACAATAACGGCTGTTGGTGCATTCGCCCTGTACAGCAACACCGCCTCCAACAACACCGCTGTTGGTCGCAACGCTCTTTATTCCAATACCACAGGTCAATTTAATGTGGCTGTCGGAACTTATGAAGGCGGCGGGAATTCTGTTCTTGTATCTAACACCACGGGCAGTTACAACACTGCAATGGGTGGTGGGGCGCTTGCACAAAACACCACCGCCTCTAACAACACGGCTGTAGGTTATCAGGCTGGGTACAGTAATACGACTGGTGCGCTTGGAACATTTTTTGGCGTACAGGCGGGTTACTCCAACACTACTGGGAACTACAACGCATTCTTTGGCGCTGGCGCTGGATACGCCAACACTACGGGCAATTACAACACCTTTATGGGTGCAAATGACTCAAACGGTAATGCCCCCGGCGCGTCAAACACTACAGGGGGTAGAAACACTGCAGTGGGCGCTGCCGCATTGAAAAGCAACACGACCGCCAATGACAATGTTGCGGTTGGCTATCAAACATTGCGCCTTAATACCACGGGTACTGCATCGGTTGCTGTTGGCAATAGTGCATTGGGCGCAAACACAACGGGCAACTACAACATCGCAATTGGTACCGACACCCTCGGCTCCAACACCACCGCCTCTAATAACACTGCTGTTGGATATCAAGCGGGGTTTAGCAATACGACGGGCACCGGGCTTGCGCTGTTTGGGTATCAAGCCGGATACAGCACGACTGGGAGCAATGTCACTGCTTTTGGCCCCAATGCCGCAAGGAGCACAACGACTGGCGGCGCAGTAACTGCTATTGGTGAGCAGGCGCTATTTAACAACACAATAGGCAACTTCAACACTGCTGTTGGTTCTCAGGCTCTTTATAACAACACCACCGCTTCCAACAACACGGCTGTTGGTTATCAGGCGGGGTATAGCAATACGACGGGTGACTTCAGCACATATTTGGGGCAGACCGCCGGTTATTCCGTCACCACAGGAGCGACCAATACTTTTGTTGGCGCGGGGGCAGGCTACTTTGTCTCCACGGGCGGGAAGAACACCATCCTCGGACGCTACAACGGCAACAATGGTGGCCTCGACATCCGCACTGCCAGCAACTTCATCGTGCTGTCGGATGGGGATGGGAACCCAAGGTTCTGGCATAACGGAAGTATTGCGGCGATCAATACCGCCAGCGGAACATTGTCTTCCGACTTGACAATCCGTAACCCCAACGGCACATCATCTGGCACGCTGTCTCTGGCCGCATCATCTGGTGGGGGCGGTGGGGCATCCGCCATCGTCATGGGTAACAATGATTCTGGTGGAACCGCTGGCCCCAATGTGATTGTTTCGGCAAACAGGAATCTTCAACTTGGTCGAGGGAACAGTTTTACCGGCAGTACTGGCGGCACTCTTACCACAGACTTGTGGGTCAACGAGTACGGGATCGGTCTGCAAGGCAACCAGCCGTCTTCTGGTATTGGTGTTGCGTTCCCCGCCACCCAATCCGCATCGTCCAACGCCAACACGCTGGATGACTATGAGGAGGGGACTTGGACGGCTTCGTTTGGATTTAGAAGCAGTTCTACCGGATCGTTGGCATATTCCAGTCAAGAAGGGCGATACATAAAAATTGGCAACATGGTTTTTGTGTCTGTATTTCTTGTTTGGACTGCAAATAATTTTTCAGCCAGTTCCGGTAGTTTGCAACTTCAAGGATTGCCGTTTGCGTTTGCCGGCACAAACAGTTATCGCGGCGGCTTGAATATCACATACTCTGGCGCGCCTTGGACTGGAGTGACCATTTATCAGCAAGCGTTTAGATCAGAGCCGGGCGAAACAAATGCAGTATTTAATTTT